ATTGGTAATATTAGTATAAATTGAAACAATGCTATTAATAAGAATGTTTGATATTTCATTTTATAATCCTTTGCTTAGTTGTTAATATATATAATGATATAGAAATTATTTCTATATACAAGTAAAAAGAAATAAATAAAAACAATGACTTAGTAAAATAGTTTTTCCAGCTACTATTTATTACAGTAAAAATATTATTGATTCCAGCAGCTAATTAGTTTATTGATTGCATATAAAAGGGGAACAGTATTTACGTTTTAATATACACTGAGTTAAGACAATCTCATACGGCAAATAAAGAAACATGAACCAGGCAATAATAAAAAGTATATGCAGTGCAAAAAAGCAAGGCATGGGGGGAGCAAATAATAAGGTATGCCACCCACACGCACCTGCACGCATTTATATATGTTAATAGGTAGTTCTACACACACATGATAAGCAAAGCAAAACAAGAGCACATCATATCATCCATTACAGACGGACACAGCTTGGTAAAGGCTTGTGCAGATGCAAAGGTCAGTCGTGCTACGTTATATCGCTATATGAGCAAAGATACGGAACTAGACAGCAATGTAAAGACTGCACAACGTCAGGCTGCTGAGAAAGCACTTGAGGAGCTAGAGGATATGTATGGAGATGCGTTGCATGGGCGAAAGAACTATGACCCTAATTTATTGAGAGATTATGGACATCATGTAAGATGGAAGGTGCAGAAGGTATTACCAGACAGGTTTGGTGAAGCTAAGAATAGAACAGGCGTTGAGATTAGTGATGGTTCATTGAAGATAGTTTGGGAGACTGGTACAGAGGATGCAAGTTAAGATACCCTATAAGCCTAGAGACTTACAGGCTGAGATGCACAAACACTTGAAAAGATGGAATGTGCTTGTGATGCACAGGCGATTTGGTAAGACTGTGTTTGCTGTCAATCATATGATTAAACACGTTTTGACTTGTCCTTTACCAAGACCAAGAGTTGCTTTGGTGGCTCCTACGTTTACGCAAGCTAAGAGGATTAGTTGGGATTATGTAAAGTATTATGCTGGTGTTATACCAGGAGTTACATTTAACGAGACTGAGTTAAGGGCAGACTTTCCTAATAATGGCAGGATAATGTTATTGTCAGGTGAGAATCCAGATGCTTTGAGAGGTATATACTTGGATTTGTGTGTGTTTGACGAGTATGGGATGCAAAATCCCAGGGTATGGGGGGAGGTTGTAAGACCAGCCCTATCCGACAGAGAGGGTAGTGCGATCTTTTTAGGTACACCAGCAGGTCATAATCATTTTTTTGATATATTGCAACAGGCACGAGAGCAGGATGAGGAAGGGTCTGACCAATGGTACTGGAAGATTGCCAAGGCAAGTGAGACTAAGCTAGTGAAAGATACGGAGCTGGAAGCTGCACAGTTGCAAATGACACCAGAGCAGTATGAGCAGGAGTATGAGTGTTCATTTACGGCTGCGATTATTGGTGCGTATTATGGTAAGTTGCTTGCTGACTTAGATGACAATGGAAAGATTACGAGAGTGCCATACGATCCTGCGTTGCCAGTACATACGGCTTGGGATTTAGGTATTAATGATAGTACGGCTATTTGGTTTGCACAGGTTTATAGAGGGGGTGCTGTTAATGTTATTGACTATTATGAGAATAGTGGCGTTGGCTTGGACCATTACGCTGAAGTATTGCGAAAGAAAGATTATCACTGGGGAGATCATCTTGCTCCACATGATATTGAGGTTCGAGAACTGGGTAGTGGGAAATCGAGATTAGAGACTGCATTTAGTTTGGGTATACGTTTTAGGGTTATACCGAAGATGAAAGTTGCTGATGGTATTAATGCTGCGAGGATGATGTTACCTAAATGTTACTTTGATAGGGATAAATGTGCTGAAGGTCTTGAGATGCTAAGACAATATAGGCAGGAGTGGGATGAAAGAAAGAAGATATTCAGAGATCAGCCACGCCATGACTTTACAAGTCATAGTGCTGATGCGTTTAGGTATTTAGCTATTGGGTTGGAGAATCGTACTGTGATGACTAGACCACCACAATCTGTGGCAGTAAATGAGTACAATCCTTTTACGCTATGATGTATGGTCAAGACTATGAAGATGCTTTAGAAATGGTGCAGTATAGTGAGCATCACAGAAATTGGGATGTTGGTATGGTACAAAAATATATTGAAAAACCTTTATCAATTAGACAGTATAAGATTATTAGGAATGATTATCAGGAGCCATTGATGTTTGCTACATGGGGTTTCCCTACAAATGAACAGGTAGATGAGTATGTGGAAACAAAACATTTTCCTGTAAATGGATATAAGGGTGGTGGCAGTGATGTTTGGTTAGTAGACTTTATTGCAAAAAAAGGTTATACAAGAATAGGTTTTCTTGTTTTAAAGAAAATGTTTATGCGTAGTGGCTATAAGAAAGCCTTTTGGTTTAGACCTGAGACTGAAAAGTTAGGGTGGCATATTGTGAAAGGAAAGTAAAATGGGTGGTGCTCCAAAGAAAATAAAAAAAGTTGCTAAAAAGATTGTTAAAGAAGTTGGTGATTTACCAAAAGATATAGAAAAAAAAGTTGTTGAACCATTAGAAAGACCAGTAAAGAAAGCTATAAATGTAGTTGAAAAGGTTGGTGCTGAGATAGTTGAGCCTTTGGAAAGACCAGTGAAGAAATTGACTAAAGAAATTGTAGAGACTGTAACTGGTACAGACAAAATGGATTATAGAGCACCAGTAACACCAGAGGTAACACCAGAAGTTACACCTGAAGTTATTGAAGATGAAAAGCCAACAATTACAACAAGATATGCCACAAGAGGTAAAAGGTCAGGACAAGCTGGTACAATTATGGAAGGCTATGGCGTGGTTACACGACCAAAAAGCAAAAAAGCAATAACATAGGAGATTGCAATGTCATTTCTTAAACCAAAAGTTTACGTTCCACCACCACCACCAGTTCCAGAAGAACCTGATAAAGCTGATTATGAGAAAGCTGCCGTATTAGCTGGTGAAGCTGAAGCACAAGAGAGAAAGAAACGTAGAGGGCGTGGCAGTACGATTGTTGCTGGTCAGCTAGGAGAAACATCCACAAGCATGAGTGGCACAGGTGGCACACCAACTTTGTTAGGATAAGATGATGATGAATGTCAAAGATATAGTTGCTAGATTTCAACACGTTGAAGGTCAGAGAGATAACTGGAATAATCATTACCAAGAGTTAGCTGACTATATGTTGCCAAGAAAGGCAGACATAGTTAAGAAAAGAAGTCGTGGTGAAAAGAGAATGGAGCTTATCTTTGATGGTACAGCTTTACAATCAGTAGATTTATTATCGTCTAGTTTACATGGTATGCTGACATCTGGTGCAACGCCATGGTTTCATTTGACAATGAAAGATGAAGAACTAGGCAGAGATGAAGACGTACAAAGATGGCTGGAAGATTCCTCGCAAAGAATGATGCGTGCCTTTACTATGTCTAACTTTGAAACAGAAGTCCATGAGATGTATGTTGACCTAGTTGTATTTGGTACTGGGTGTATGTTTGTTGAGATGGATGACAAAACATTACGATTTAGTACAAGACATATATCAGAGTTTTATGTAACAGAAGATCAGTATGGCATTGTTGATACTGTGTTTAGAAAGTATGAACTACCTGCAAGACAAGCTGTGCAAAGATTTGGCGTTGATAATGTAGGTCCATTTATAAGAAAAACATTTGAGAAGAAACCTGATGAGAATGTAGAGATACTTCATGTTGTTATGCCTAGAAAAGAAAGAGATCCAACGAAACGAGATAATAAGAATATGCCATTTGCATCTATGTATATTTGCATGGAAACAAAAATGATATTGGCAGAGAGTGGTTTTCAGGAACTACCTTACGTTGTACCACGCTTCTTAAAGGCAACAGGAGAAGTGATGGGTAGATCTCCAGCTATGGTTGCATTGCCAGATGTAAAGATGATTAACTTGATGTCTAAAACAATCATACAAGCAGCACAAAAAATGATAGATCCTCCACTATTAGTGCCTGATGATGGGTTCTTGCTCCCCATTAGAACCCAGCCTGGAGGTCTCAATTTTTACAGATCAGGTTCAAGAGATACTATAACACCACTACAAACTGGTGCTAATATACCTATTGGATTAAACATGGAAGAACAACGAAGGATGGCAATTCGTTCTGCTTTTTTCGTTGACCAATTACTAAGTGGCAGTACGCCTAATATGACAGCAACAGAAGTTATACAAAGACAAGAAGAAAGAATGAGAGTTATAGGTCCTGTGCTTGGTAGATTAATGAACGAAATGCTAAGACCTTTGATTGATAGGGCGTTTGCTTTGATGTTGCGTGCAGATATGCTTTCTGTACCACCAGAGGTTTTACAAGGATTAGATATTGATATTGAGTATGTATCGCCATTGGCAAGAGCACAAAAGTCTAGCTCTGTTAATGGTGTAATGAGAGCTTTAGAAATACTAATGCCATTGTCACAGTCATTACCAGTTGGAGATCACATTGATCCTGATGGATTGGTTACTTATCTAACTGATGCTTTAGGTGTTCCAAAGAGAGTCTTGAAGCCACAATCAGCCGTTGATGAAGAAAGAGAACAGCGTGCAATGATGCAGCAAGAGCAGATGGAAAGACAAATGGAGCAAGAGGATGTGGCTACAGTTGGTCAGGCAGCACAAGCAGTAAGAATGGTTGGTGCAAATGAGTGAGCAAATAGCACAGCTCAAGGTAATGTATAAGGATGCTTTTGGGGATAATGCTGGTAAAAAGGTTTTAGAGGATTTGGAGATACGTTGTAACTGGCGTGCTTCAAGTTATGTAGCTGGGGATGCCAATGCTACAGCCTTTGAAGAAGGTAAAAGGGCAGTAATACTACACATATATAACATGATGAAAGAGGAGTAGATATGTCAGAACAAGTTGCTGAACAGGTAGCCGAACCAGTACAGCCTACAGCGTTGGAAACACCAGCCGAGGTTGCAGAAGGTGGGTCTGGTAACAGTTTCATGGAAATGATACCAGAGGAATTAAGGGAGCACCCTAGTCTATCGCCAATAAAAGATGTTGGTAATTTAGCTAGGAGTTATGTAAATGCACAGAGATTGATAGGTAGCGATAAGGTTCCGTTGCCAAAAAATCCTACAGAAGAAGATTTAGATAACATTTATAGTAAGTTAGGCAGACCAGAAACACCACAGGGATATGAGTTACCTGTTGATGGTAATGTTATAACTGAAGAAGTTGCTGCACAATACGCAGACATTGCACATAATCTAAGACTTACACCACAGCAAGCACAAGGTGTATTGGATTATTATAAGAGTACAGTTCAACAAACAAGCGAAGGTTTGGTGGAACAAGCTGAAAAACAAGCTGAGAAAACAGCAGCAGAACTTCAAAAAGAATGGGGTCAGGCTTTTGAACAGAAAGTAACGGCTGCAAAAGATATTGTTGAACAGTTTGGTGGAAGTGATTTGTTGCAAATGAAACTGGAAGATGGAACACTAATTGGTAATCATCCAGCTTTTATTAAGGCTTTTGCTGCAATGGGAGATTTTAAATCTACTGTAACAAGTGAAGATACTGTCAGTGACAATGCAACTAACAGGGCATACACACCAGCAATGGCACAACAAGAAGTTGATACAATAATGAACGATAAAACACACGCCTATTGGAATAGGAAAGATCCTGTAGGAAGACAACGTGCAGTTGAACGTATGCAGGAATTGATGGGATATATTCATGGATAATGAATTGACACCAACACAACAGATTCGTTTGGAATGTTTGAGGTTTGCTGTAGAATTTGGAACGCAAAGAGATTTGTTGCATCCAGAGAAACAAGCTGATATATATTTTAAATGGGTTATGCAGGGTAGCTCGGCAACGAGTCCTCAAGACAATCGGATAGACGATAGCCTAAAGTCGGCTAAAAATTCTAGGAGTGTCCGTAAAGGGTAGCACACTGTAAATAAATCAAATGTAACTTTTACGAAGGAGACTTAAATGTCAGCCACAGTAACTACAGCATTTGTCCAACAGTATTCTGCTAACGTGCAGATGTTATCTCAACAGATGGGAAGCCGTCTTAGAGACACAGTTCGTGTAGAGAATATTACAGGGAAAAATGCTTTTTTCGATCAGGTAGGCGTTGCTACTGCACAGTTGCGTACCAGCCGTCATGCCGACACTCCACAGATAGACACACCACACGCAAGGCGTAGAGTGAGTTTAGCTGATTATGAGTATGCCGATTTAATTGATGACCAAGATAAAGTCAGAATGTTAATCGATCCAACATCTTCTTATGCACAAGCTGCTGCTGCTGCAATGGGTAGAGCAATGGATGACGTTATCATTTCTGCTGCACTTGGAACAGCTTTTACAGGCGAAACAGGTTCAACCTCTACATCTTTTGCTGCTGCTAATCAGATTGCAAATGGTAGTGCAGATATGTCTGTTGCTAAGTTAATTCAAGCTAAAAAGATTTTAGATTTAGCTGACGTTGACCCATCAATACCAAGGTATATTGCAGTTGGTCCTAATCAGATTGAAGCTCTGTTAAATACTACATCAGTAACAAGTTCTGACTTTAATACAGTCAAGGCTCTTGTTCAGGGTGAAGTTGATACATTCATGGGTTTCAAATTTATTGTAACAAACAGACTATCGCTTGCATCAAACATCCGTTCATGTTTCGCATGGGCAGAGGATGGGATTGCTCTAGGCATAGGTAAAGACGTATCAGCAAGAATAGACGAGAGAGCAGACAAAGGTTATGCTACTCAGGTTTATTATTGCATGAGTGTTGGAGCCACACGCATGGAAGAATCCAAGATTGTGCAAATCGATTGTGATGAATCAGCTTAAGGGAGAGTGAACAATGACTACTAAAAACACAACTCTTGTAGCTAACTTTGAAGCTACTCCTCAAGTTGCAAGTAATGCTCACGAGCTACATGGCGTTTTGCGTGTTGCTCAGGGTACAGTCGCACTAGCTGCTGGTGATAGCACAGACAATGATATTGTTATGCTTGCACCAATTCCTAGTAACGCATCAATCACAGCTTTAAGTGTTGCAGCAGATGCACTCGGTGGATCATGCACATTTAATGTAGGTTTATATCAGACAAATGGAACAGTTGTAGACGAAGATCTATATGCTACTGCTGTTGCTGATGGAACTACAGCAGTGGCAGATCTCAGAACAGAAGCAGCCGATATAAATACTATTGGTACTCAGTTATGGGAAAATGCTGGTGCTTCAGTTGATCCAGGTGGTTACTACTACGTTGCAGCGACTTTTAATGCAACAGGTGGTACAGCAGGTGATATGTCATTTATCATACACTATGTTGTTAACTAAAAAAAATGTAGGGAGCAGTTAATCTGCTCCTTACCTTTAGGAGTTTGATATGCCGTCAGTAGTAGACATTTGTAATGAAGCTATGGATTTGCTTGGTGCAGCAACTATTACTGCATTGACAGAAAACTCTAAAGAAGCACGACTTTGTAACAGAAGATTTGAAACAGTAAGAGATGCCGTTCTTAGAGCACATACTTGGAACGTAGCTATAACAAGAGCAGAGTTAGCGAAAGATAGTGACGCACCTGCATTTGGATTCTCCAGTCAATTTACACTACCAACAGATCCTTATTGTTTAAGGGTTGTATCTTTTTGGAACTCTAACGTAAATAATGACATTGCAGCTTACGACAGTAATGTAATGTTTAAGATAGAGGGTAGAAAAGTATTATCGAATGAGGGTAGTTGTTCTATTATTTATATAGGCAGAGTTACAGACACAGAGCAGTTTGATCCTTTGCTTAGTAGTACGATTGCACACAGATTAGCGTCAGAAACAGCTTATGCCATAACTGGTAGTAATGCTTTAGCTCAATCTATGTATTCTTTATATCAAGCAAGATTAAGTGAAGCTAGGAGCATGGATGCACTAGAGGGTTATCCAGAACAATTACAGGCAGATACTTACACTAACGCAAGGTTCTAATATGGCTAGAGTATCGTCTATTATCACCAATTTCAGAGCAGGTGAGATCTCTCCACGATTAGAAGGCAGGATTGATTTACAGAAATATAATGAAGCTGTAAAAGATCTAACTAATATGATTGTATTTCCTCAGGGTGGTACAACACGCAGACCTGGAACATATTACGCAGGAACCACAAAAGATGGTGGTCAGGTAAGATTAATTAACTTCGAGTTTAGTGATACACAAGCCTATGTATTAGAGTTTGGTAATAATTACATACGAGTATTTAAAGATGGTGGATTAGTTACAGAAGCTACGACAGCAATATCTGCAATAACAAAAGCAAATCCAGCAGTGGTAACATCTAATTCACATGGTTTGAATAATGGTGACAGAGTATTTATTACTGGTGTTGTTGGTATGACAGAGGTGAATAACAGAGAGTTTACAGTTGCAGGCAAAACAACTAATACATTTCAGTTAAGTGGTGTAAACAGTTCAGCTTTTACAACTTATGGAAGTGCAGGAACAGTTGGTAAAATAGTAGAAATAACAACGACTTACACGACAAGCCAGTTATCCAGCATTAACTTTGCACAATCAGCAGATGTTTTGTTCCTTGCACATAATAGTCATGAGCCTGCAAAACTAACAAGAACAAGTCATACATCGTGGACATTGACAGATATTGATTTTACTGATGGTCCTTACCTTGATGAAAACATAACGACAACTACTTTGTATGCTTCAGCAGACAATGGTTCTGTAACAATTACAGCAAGTGCTGATTTATTTGCAAGCACAGATGTTGGTAGATTAATAAGGTTTCGTGAAGTATTAGAGATAACCTATGATGAATGGGCAGCTAGTACAAGTTATGCCAATAATGTTTTTGTAAGATTTAATGGTCATGTATACAAACATACGACTGGTTCTACGCAGACATCAGGTAACACGCCACCAGTACACACATCAGGTACAGAAACATATGGCAGTTTGAATTGGGAATACAGGCATGATGATACAGGGTATGTAAAGATTACTGCATTTACTAATGCAACAACAGTTACAGCATCAGTTCAAACAGATGATGGTGGTATAGCTGTTTTACCAGCACAAGTTGTTGGTTCAAGTAATGCGACTGCAAAATGGTCACTAGGTAGTTTTAGTGCGACTACTGGGTTTCCAAGAGCAATAGGTTTCTATGAAGAACGATTATACTTTGCTGGAACTACAAGTCAGCCACAGACTATTTTTGGTAGTGTTTCTGCTGATTTCGAGAACCATACACCAGGAACAGAAGATGACGCAGCCATAAATGTAACGATAGCATCAGATCAAGTAAACGTGATAAAGCACTTATTACCAGCTAGATTCTTACAATTATTAACTACAAGTGCTGAGTTTACACTGTCAGGTGGTGCAGGATCAGAGCCAGTCACACCTACAAATGTAAATGTTCTTAGAGAAACTACGTTTGGCACAGGTACAGTAAAGCCATTGAGAGCAGGTAACAGTACAATACTAATACAAAAGGGTGCAGAAAAAGTAAAAGAAATAACTTTTGATTTAGATACAGATGGATTGTTAGGTGTTGATTTAACTGTATTGGCAGATCATTTGGCTAGAGGTGGCTTAACTGACATGGTTTGGCAGCAAGAGCCTGAGTTATTATTATGGTTTGTTCACAGTGATGGCAGACTTATTGGATTAACTTATGACAGAGCTAACGCTACAGTGGGTTGGCATGAGCACAGTTTAGGTGGCAGTGGCATAGTAGAAAGTATTACAGCTATACCTAGTGGTGCAGAAGATCAGGTTTATTTAAGTGTAAAAAGAACAATTAACAGTGCAACTGTAAGACATATAGTTTTTCTCAAGTCATTATATTTTAATGATGATGTAGAAGATGCTTTCTTTGTTGATAGTGGCTTAACATACAGTGGTAGTGCTACAACGTCTATTACAGGCTTAAATCATCTTGAGGGTGTGACAGTAACCATTTTAGCTGATGGATCTGCACACGCAGATAAAACAGTCAGTGGTGGTGCAATCACATTAGATAGAAGTGCATCAAAGGTTCACATTGGTTATGGGTATACATCATCATTAGAAACATTGCGTATGGAAGCAGGTGCAGAAGATGGCATTGCACAAGGTAAGATAAAGAGAATACATGGTGTAACGGCTAGATTCTTTCAGACAGTTGGTGCAGAATTAGGTCCAGATACAGATAATCTTGACAGATTGCCATTTAGAGATAGTAGTATGAATATGGATGAAGCCGTACCATTGTTTAGTGGTGATAAAGAAATATCTTTTCCATCAGGGTATGATAATGATGCAAAGATTGTTATAAGGCAAACACAGGCGTTGCCTATGACAATACTAGCTATTATGAGAAGGTCTAATACATTTGATGCTTAAGATAAAAAATTTTGAAAAAGAAGATTTAGAAATGATAGAAACTAATTTTCATTTTCCAGAAAGCTCAAAAGCAGCTATGATGAAAGAAAGCTGTATTAGTGCATACACAGCATTGCTAGAAAGTAAGGTATTTATGATTGGTGGTGTATATGGATTGTGGAAAGATGTAGGCGAAGCATGGTTTATTATGTCAAGCATTGCCTATGACAAACCTTTTGCAGCAGCTAAATACTCCAGTATATTGTTAGACCATGTTCAAGAAGATGCAAAGTTGCAACGCATACAAGCAAGTGTGCATACTAATGATAAGCAAGCTATAAGATATGTAGAGTGGTTAGGGTTTGAGAATGAAGGTTTAATGAAGAAGTATGGTCCTGATGGTTCGGACTATTATCGTTTTGCGAGGGTAACGTAATGGGGCAAGGTGGTGGAAGTAACACAGCAGCAGCAGCAACAGGATTAGGTGCAATATTGGGTTTTAAGGCAGATCAAGCTGCTGCGAAACAAGCAAAATTGACTGCTGAGTACAATGCTAAAATTGCTGAAAATGAAAGAGTTTTGTTACAGCGTTCTGCAAGAGATGAGCAAGAAAGGCTAAGACAAGGTTCTGATAAACTAGTTTCAGCACAAAGGGTATCTGCTGCAAAGTCAGGTGTTGTCGTAGGCACTGGTAGTAATTTGCTTGCATTAAAAGATACATTTATGAAAACAGAAGAAGATGCAATAGCTATTAGATACGCAAGTAGCATACAAGAACAAGCAAAAACAGCACAGGCTGCTATGATACGAGCTACAGGTGCATCAAGAGCATCTGCAATCAAAACCAGAGCTTATGCAAATTTACTTGAATCTGGTGCAAAAGCAGCAACATTGATGGGATAAGATATGCCAAAGATACCTACATACGATCAATTAGGACAAAGAGTGAAGGCTCCTACAACTCAATTTAATGTAAGAGCAGACCCACAAGCATTTGTTGGTGCTCAATTAGCTACAGGTGATTTGTTTAGAAAAGCTGGTGATGTAGCTTATCAGTTTGGCATGAAAGAAAAAGAAGAAAACACAAAGGCTGCATTTGCCGAATTGAAAACACAATATAATAATGAAGTAAATGATGTCATTAGAAACAGTAAAGCTAGAAGTACAACAGAAGCTGAAAATGAAATTAAAAATCTTAACATTAAGTTTGAGAAAAACTATTCTAAAAAAGGTTTGACACCAAACCAACAGAAATCAATAAAAACACAGATGATACTGCATCAGGGATCAAAGATGCAGGTTGCTAAGAACTTTGCTTTTGATAGAGGAAGAGACTATAATTCTACCTTACATAAAAATGCTAGTAATAATCTAATTGTTGAAATAAGCAAATTGCCTATAGGTAATCCTTTACGAAATGCTATGGAGCAAGAGTTAAGAGAGACTATAAATATAGCTACTGAAAATGGTGAAACTGCAAACCTAGATTATAAAACATATGATCAGGCATCTAATGTCATAAAGATAAATGATTATACTCTATTATCAGGAAATGCAAATAGCTTAGAAGAATTAACAGAATTAAAAGCTAATTTAAAAAATGAAACATTTATGCCTGATACAAGTTTAAAGTTAAACGCATTGTTAGACGCAGAAGAAAAAAGAGTAGAAAACGAATACGCAGATGGATTAGCAAGTAATATATTTTTAAGTAATGACAAAGCATTTACTGATGACAAAGAATTTGAAAAAGAATTACAAAAACTTAAGTCTGGTGGTTTAATAGGAATTACTAATGAAAAAGGAATAAAGATAAACGTAGACCCAAGTAAGTTACCTATAAGAATATTAGAAAGCGTAAAAGCAAAAGCAGAAACAAGACGTAACGAATTATTATCTAAAGAAATCAATGACATAAGAAATAATCTTAATGTAAATATTCAAGACAAATCATTGTCTGAGCTTAAAAATATGCTTAACAATGTTGATGTCAAAGGGAGTGATAGATTATTTCCTGAAATAGAAAACGCTGGTTCAAGGCAAGTCATAAGGCAAATTATTAATGTAGAAATTAAAGAAAAGGCAAAAAGGGCAGTTGCTAATTCTTTAACAGTTATTGGTGACATAACATCTGATTTGCGTGGTGATGGTGTTATTAGTGACGAAAACAAACAGAAAGTAGATCAGGTTTTTAACACTTTAAATTTAGCAGAAGAATTTAAACTAGCTAATGAATTTAAACAGACAATAAATGCTGAGATTAAAGCATCAGGTGCTTTTCAATCAATCAAGTTTAATAGCAAGCAAGCGACAGTAGACAAGTTAAATGAATTAAAATTTAATTGGGATAAATCAGGAAAAAAAGAAGATGAATTAGTTTATAATTCTTTTAAAGCACAAGTAAGTGTAAGAGATAAATTAATCAAAGATGATTTTATTGGTTATTATAAATCGCAAAACCCAAAAGAAGAAATAACTATAAGCAAAATGTTGAGTATACAAGCTGAAATGGATATACCTGCAATGGAAAGAAGGGTTACATCTAATGCACAGTTAGATGCGTTTGAAGCAGAGTTTAATGAAACAGGTATTCCATATAATCAAAAGGCAAAAATTGGTAATGATTTTATAAAAAGTTTTGGAGCACATCAAAACAAAGTTTTACGACATTTAATTAATACAGGAAAAATAACAACTGTAGATAATCTTTTGCTTGCTTATCCGAATGATGTAAGGATTAAAGGTGCAATTACTGCTAACACAGCAGAAAATATAAAATTAAATAAGGACTCTATTGTTGGCGTACCTAAAGCTGACAGAGAGACTGTAAGTTCAGAAATGTCTGATTACTTTAGTGACTATTCTATAAGTATAGTTGGTGGTGGATTTGATGATGTTTTAAGTGGTGGATTTACAAAAGGTAGAGCTAATCATATACAAAATTTAAGAAGCATAGCGATAAATACAGCTAATTATTATTTAAGAGAAGGTTTGGTTTCTGACCCTACGGAAGCAGCAAAAAGGGCATATGACGAAGTTGTTGGAAATCATAATACCTTTGTTCAAGTAAATGAAACACCTGTAAGATTTGGCATTGAATATGAACCTGTCGCTAACTCTCTTGGTGATATTTTACAAACATCTATAGTTTACAATGTTGATTATTTAAAAGAAACAATAGAAGCACCACCTGCACCATTAGGATTAGATGACGCAGCAAAAAGTCAATGGCAAGAACAGTATTACACAGATTTAACATCAAGAGGTACATGGAGAACAACAACAGATGGTACTGGTGTATATATGGTAGATCAGTTAGGTAACATGGTTAAAAGAAAAGACTCAGGCACAATGCCTGGAGTTCCGTCAGGTATGTCACCATTCATAACTGTAAGTTTTGAAAATCTTGCTTTAACATTAGACAAGTATAATGAAATAGAGTCTGGTGCAGGTATGATAATAGAAAAAAAACGTAAGCTAATAGATCATTTTAAAACAACAGGGCAGTTATTCTAATGGTAGGAATGTATATACCAGAGCAGACTGATGATCCTAATTTAACAAACCAATATTTTGATCTGTCAAAGGTTGGAACCTTAGATGTTTTAGGTGCGACATTCCAAGAAACCATGTACTACAATCCTATAAATGCCCTAGACCGACTAGCTGAACAATATACAGGCAAAGCTGATGCAGGTAATATTATATCTAAAGAAACATGGGCAGAAAGCGAATACTTTAGAGATGGCATACAAGTTGGTGATGATGGTATTAAAGAAGGATTGGCACAGCTATTAGCAGAAAGAGCAGATAGAAGGCGTGAATTTCAGATAACTTTACAAAGATCTAAAGGTGGTTTTGGTCTAGGTGCTGCACAGTTTGGTGTGGCTATTGCTGGTAGTTTTCTTGATCCGTTAAATATAGCTAGTGCGTTTATACCTGCTGTTGGTCCTGCTAGAGTTGCAGCAATGGCAGCTAAGTTTGGCAAAAGCGGCTCAAGAGCTATGAAAGGTGCTGTTGACGGAGCCGTTGGTGCTGCTGTTTTAGAGCCATTAATTATAGGTGCTGCTGCTGCTGAACAAGATCAAAGTTATACTTTGCTAGATAGTTTTCTAAATGTTGCTGTAGGTAGTTCTTTAGGAAGTGGACTTCATGTTGGGTTTGGTAAAATATCAGATAGAATAAATAGAACACCACCACAGACAAGGGCAAGAGCAGAGCAAACTGCACTAGGGCAAGCGTTAGGAGATCAGCAAGTAAAAGTTGATCCTATTATAAAAGATGCAGAAACAACTACAATAAAGCCTCAAGCAGAACAAAATGAAACTATTACAGTTTATAATACAGATGGTGAGCCAAGAGTAGTAGAAAAGGTAAGGGTTGATGACGAGGGTATCGTTACTATTAAAGACACTGATGGTACAGAAAAGGTTGTAGATCAAAGTGATGTTGCAAGCAAATCCCCTTATGATGAAGATTTTAAAATTGATATGACAGAAGCTGGAGAAGATGATTTTTCTTTTAGTATCAGTGAACTAACTAAAGGAAAAACAAAGAAAGATTCAATAAAATCATTAGAAGAAGCAAAGTTTATTGTAGAAAATCAACTTGAAGAAGCAGAAGCAGGAGTCAAGGTTAAGGAAGGTTTATTCAAAAAAGAAAGAATTGTTGTAGATGAAGCTAAAGTTGCAAGCAAAAAGTCAAGTTTGAAAGCGTTAGACATTGCTTTGGATAGATTGAAAGGCAAGAAAGTTGTAAGACCAAAAGATCCTATAACAAAGCAAACTACTCAACCTGGTGCAAAAGATACTAACACTATAGAAGAAACTGTAACTACACAAGAGGGCGTACAGCTAACACCACAGCAACTTAACGATCAAAGAGATACAGCAAGTATAGGTCAGCAAAAATTAGGTAAATTAGACGAGTATGCTGACAAAGTAGATGAAATAGATTCCGATACTGCTGATCTAGGAGAGATAAAAGTAGAAGATATAGAAGCAGAAAACGAAGCTATGATGTTAGAATTAGAGGACCCTGAAATAATAAATTCACTACCAGACGTTGCCAAGAAAACTTTAGAAGGTGCAAAAAGGACTATGAAAGAAGTAGATGATGCAGCAGAAAAAGCAAGAGTATCTTATGATACGGCAACACAGGTTGGAGCACAATGCGTTATTAGGAGTAAAAGTTAATGAGTTGCGTAGATGAGGTATTAGAAGCAGCTAAAAGAGCAGGTATAAACTTAGGAGCAGACGAAGCTCAAGAGATAGTAGCTATACTAGAAAAAAAATTAGCTAAAAAAATGGCTAATGCAGGTGCAGATCAAAACTTAGATTTATTTAATTTAGCAAAAGAAATAGCAAAACAAGCAAGAATAAACGCTGCTATTATGAGAAAAACTAGGTTACTCAACATGAGAGCCTACACAAAGATTATGACAAAGTTAAAAGATAATCCTGACAATCCAGGTCAAGCGTTAGAAGCAATATTAACTGGTGATATAAGGGTTATTAATGATGGATTAGGTAGCGTTGACAGAAGGCAACAAGCAATTAGTACAGAATACACAGGACAATTACTTGCACTTCTAAAAAACAAAGATTTAGAAAATTTATTTAAATCAGGTGATTTAGATGAGTTGATATATAAGGCTATGTTTGACGGACCTGATTCTATGGATTTAAGTGTAGCTGGTGCAAAAGAAGCAGTTGAGATAGCACAAATTGTGCAAAAATTACAAAAACAAATTTTACAAAGAAAAAATAGAAATGGTGCTGTCATAGGCGAACTGAAAAATTATGTTGTGCGTCAAGGACATGATCCAATTATGTTAAGGAAAGAGGGTAAAGATAATTGGGTAAATTATATGTTGGAGCAGGATGGTAGTGGTTCATATATTAGACTTAGTGAGCAGACATTTGAAAGTAAAAGTCAGTTTAAAGATGGTGTTGAATATACAGATCAAGATTTTATAGGCGATATATATGACAACTTAGTGTCAGGTCAGCATCAAAAAGTGGATGGTACAGACAAAATGGGAGATCAGTTACTTGGATTTACAGGACCATCTAACTTAGCCAAAAAACTAAGCACATCAAGAGTTATACATTTCAAGGATGGTCAAGCTGCATTTGAGTATGCGTCTAAATTTACAAGACAAAAATTTAGTGAAGCAGTTACAAATGGTATAATACATGATGCTCAGTCAATAGGTTTGATGGAAACATTTGGCACTAATCCAAAAGCTATGTTTGATAGAATATTAAAAGATGCACAAGAAATAAATAAAACTAACTTTAAGGCTAAAGATACAATAAAAATAAAAAGGTTAGAAAACCAGTTTAAAGAGTTAGATGGCACAACAAGAGCCAGAGGTTCAGGCAGACTGTTATTAGGTGGCACTGTGGATTTTGCAGGTATAGGTGCAGCTTGGCGTATGTTACAAAACATGGCAAAACTAGGTGCAGCAACAATATCATCTTTTTCGGATATAGCTACAAAAGCATCTTTTATTAACTCAAGAACAGATAGAAATATATTCACCTCATATGCAAAAGCATTTAGTGATATTTTTAGGAACTATAGTGGGAAAGAACAAAAACAATTAGCTTACTTGTTAAATGTAGGTGTTGAAAACTTTTTAGGTGATGTGCACTCTAGGTTTGGTGCTAATGATAGTTTGCCAGGAATGATGGGTAAAATGCACCAGATGTTTTTTAGATTAAATGGTATGGCTTGGTGGAACAATGCACAAAAAACTGGATTGGCAAGAATGATCTCAGCAGATTTAGCGTCATACACAAACAGAGCATTTGATAGTATACCGACAAAGACAAGGCTCAATCTACAAAGATACGGTATAAATGCAGAAGATTGGGCAGTTTATAGTTCTATGGAAAAGAAAGCGTTAGATGGTAACGATTACTTGGTTCCGTCTGCTGTTGATGATGTTGATGCTTCTATACTACAAGCAGGTGCTTTAAGAGAAGCTAACCTAACAAGAAAAAGAAAATTAAAAAAAGTAACTGATGTAGAGTTACAAAGGTACAAAGATAATCTTAGAACAAAATTGTCATCATACTTAACAGATGCAGCCGATACAGCTATACCAACTCCAGGTGCTAAAGAAAGAGCCATAATGAACATGGGTACAGAAAGAGGTACAGTATTAGGCGAAGCTATCAGAGCAATCATGCAGTTAAAAGGGTTTCCAATAACATATGTTACCAAAGGTATGTCACAACAATATCATGCAAAAAAACAAGCTGGAGAAAGTGGTATATATGGTTTAGCACAAATGATGGTTGGAACTACTGTAATGGGTTATTTATCTATGACAACTAAAGATATATTGAAAGGTAAAAGTCCAGCAGAAGTATATGATGATAGAGAGGGATTTAATTACAGAACTTTTGTGAGAGCATTTACGCAGGGTGGTGGTGCTGGTATATATGGTGATTTTGTTTTTGGTGAGTTTAATAGATTTGGCAGATCTCCATTAGAGACATTTGCTGGACCTACGTTTGGAACGGCAGCAGATGCGTTAAAGTTATGGTCAAGTTTATTAGAGGGCAAAACAGATCAAGTTACAAAAAATGGATTTAGAATGATAGTGTCTAATACACCATTTATAAATTTATTTTATACAAAGACAGCATTAGATTATTTATTTTTATATGGAATGATGGAAAAAACAAATCCAGGTTATTTAAAAAGGATGGAAAGAAAGATTGAAAGAGAGACAGATCAAGAATATTACATACCACCATCAAGATCAGCAGTTAGGTTTTGATTTGATTATTTTACAAAAAAAGTATATAACAAAAAAATGAGGTAGATATGACAGTTAGTAGCACCACAACAAGAAACAGCTATAGTGGCAACGGCAGTACCACAACATTTGCCTATGGCTTTAAGATATTTGCAGATGCTGACTTAACTGTAATACTGAGAGCATCTACTGGTGCAGAAACAGTGCAGTCACTTACAACTCATTACACAGTTACAAATGCAGGTAATGCAAGTGGTGGTAATGTTGTGTTTGGTTCTGCTCCTGCTAGTGGCGTTACTGTTGTTATTAGACGTAACATGGGTATAACGCAAGCTACAGACTATGTTGCAAATGATCCTTTTCCAGCAGCCACACATGAAGATGCGTTAGACAGACTGACATTTATATCACAGCAAATGCAGGAAGAAATAGATAGAAGTATTAAGTTATCAAGAACTAATACAATGACATCTACAGAATTTACAACGTCAGCAACAGACAGAGCTAGTAAGGTATTATCTTTTAATGCAAGTGGTGAATTAGCTGTTACACAGGAATTAGGTACATTTAAAGGTGACAGTGCAACAACAACTACAGCAGCTTTTACTGTAAGAGATATAGTCAAGGCTACAACTACAGCACAACTAAACAATATATACATTTGTGTTGCAGACTCAGTTATTGGAGACACACTAACAGACACAGATCATTTTGAATTATTAGTAGATGCCGTATCAGCAGCAACATCTGCAACAACTGCAACAACAAAAGCCACTGCTGCTGCATCTTCAGCAACGGCAGCAGCGAGTAGTGCAAGCACAGCATCTACTCAGGCATCAAATGCAAGCACAAGTGCAAGTACAGCGTCTACTCAAGCAACTAACGCATCAAATAGTGCAACAGCAGCAGCAGCTAGTGCAGCAAGTGCAGCAACAGCTTTAGATAATTTTGATGATATATTTCTTGGTGCTAAGTCTAGTGATCCATCTGTTGATAATGATGGAGATTCATTAACTGCTGGTGATTTATATTTTAATACCAGCTCAAATGTTTTAAAGGTTTATACTGGTTCTGCCTGGACAACAATATCTACATTCACTACTGGAATATCAAATACGAACATACCAGTTTTTACAAGTGGCGTGGCTGATGATGACTTTCTTAGAGTGGCAGGTACGTCAATAGAGGGTAGATCTGCAAGTGAGGTATTAAGTGATATTGGAGCATCTGCTGTTGCAGGTAGTTCAAGCATAGTTACAACTGGTGCATTAAACTCAGGATCAATAACCTCTGGATTTGGAACGATTGATACTGGCTCATCAGCGATTACAACTACTGGTGTAGGAACATTCGGATCATTAGATATATCAGGTGACATAGATGTAGATGGCACAACTAACCTTGATGTTGTGGACATAGATGGTGCAGTCGATATGGCATCTACTTTAACTGTTGGTGGATTAACAACATTAAATGGTAAGTTTCTCATTGATGGCAGTAATAATGATTTAATGACATTCAGAACTACTGGAGATACTGCATCTCAAGTATTAGGGTTACAATTTCAAAACAATAGTGAAGCAGTTACAGCACAAATATTTGGAACTGGAGATAATAGTTCAAGTGGTGTCTTTAGAATTAAAGGCATAGGTGATGTAGCTATTATAGGTGGTGAGATTGGAGTTGATGGCAATGCAGGTGATTTAGTTGTTAAATCAGGTGGCGATGTTCATGTGGGTACTGGTGATTTAGTTTTTGCGACTGCTGGTAAGGGTATTGTCTTAGGTGCAACATCAAATACTGATGCAAATACTCTTGACGATTATGAAGAAGGCACTTGGTCACCAACAATTAGAGGAGAAAGTGGAACAGAGCCAACACAAGGTACTCATACAGCTAAATATGTAAAAGTAGGTCAGTTAGTGCATATTGAAGCAAGAATGGTTATTAACACAGATAATGGTGGTAGTGGTTTAGAAGTTGCTGGACTACCTTTTGTAACAGACAATGCAGTAATATTTCATTTGGCAGAAACTGCTGTTTTTGGTGTTGTGGGTATAATGTTTTCAAATGGTTCTGTAGCATCAGGAAGTGGTCATGTTACTTTTAGAGAAGGCAATGGCAGTAGTGCTTGGCAGTCTGGCACATATGTTCAAAGAGACAATGGACAGTACACTATGGTAGGTACTTATAGAACAACATCTTAGGAGAAAATTATGGCAATTACAAAAACTATAGAAAATGATAAAATTGAAGTAATAAATGGTTGGCAAATCCAAGTAAGGCAAGCAACTATTATTAAAGAAGATGGTGTAGAGATTAATAGAAGTTTCCATAGAACTGGCTATACACCTTTTATTTCAGATAAAGATTCAGATGGTAAGTGGACACATACTGCAACAGATATTTCAGGATTAGATGCAGATGTTCAGGCAGTAGCAAATGCAGTTTGGACAGATACAGTCAAAGCTAATTACAAAACATGGAAAGAATCACAAGAGGTATAAATGACAAAAGATAATTCTAATATTATTAAGATTTACGATAAAGAATATGACCAAAATAACTTCGATGCCAACCAAAAACTAATAGTATCACACATAAAGGTCTTACAGCAAAAGGTCACTAATCTTAGGTTTGAGTTAGACCAGTCTAGTGTGGCACAAGATGCGTTTATCAATAAATTACTTGCATCACTTGAAGAACCAAAAGAGAAAAAAGTTAGTTAAATATTTAAGACAAAGGCAAGGTAGATGAAATCTAAATTACAACATTTGTTAGCATTAAAAGATGAAGTTGCATATTTAAAGACTCAAACAGAAGGTGGTGGTAAAGGTCATTTTTTTACTACCATCAATGTTTTGGAAAGACGTATACAAGATATTGCTAAAGAGATAGATGCAAATGGTTAAAGCCAGTGAAGTAAAAGCACAGATAGATACACATGAAGCAGTATGTGCTGAGAGATGGAAAGAAACTATCTTACGAATCAAACGCATTGAAGCAATTATGATTGGTACAGCAGGTACTATGATACTAATGATGGCAGGGTTGCTCTTGAGGTAAGTATGGTAGTTGCAGAAATTCTTACTGGTATTGCTCTAGTACAAAAGTCAGTAGATTTCATAAAGAGCAACATAGGTACAGTCAACGATATAAAAGATATAGCTAAACAGATTGATGGATTCTTTGAGGGGGAAGCTCAAATGAATAAATCATCAGGTAAAGGTATGTCTATTGCTGAACAGTTTGGATCTGTTGAATCAAGTGCATCTGATTTCATTGATAGGAAACTGCTTGAAGAAAAAAGAAATGAATTAAAGAACATGATTAATCTTAGATTTGGTCCTACTGCATGGGATCAGATCATAGCTGAACGAGCAGATAGAATAAACAAAGTTAAAGAAGCTAAAAAAATTCAACGTATTGAAGCCAGACAAAAGCAAAAAGAAATAATTGATGTATTGCAAACAGCAGGGATTGTTTTCTGTGTTATTGCAGTATTAGGTATTATCATTGCTATGTATGTAAAAGCATTTGCTAAAGATTATACAAGACAACAAAAAATACAAAGAGGTGAAATAGTTTTACCAACTATGACAACTTGTAGATTAATGAAACAAAAAGTTTACAAAGATAAAATGGCTTGTATATATCAAGGTGCTAATAAAACATATGAGTTAGAATTTACTGACATACATATTGGCTGTCCTAGAAAATATAAATGTGTTCTTAATCCTAATGGTAAAGAACCTAACATAGATCAAATAATGGAAAGTTTAAGGAGTATAGCAAAATGACAGCATTTATGTTGGCTTGTTATCTTAATGGATCATTAAATGGTACAATTTATTTTAGATCTATTAATGATTGTAGTTATTATACAAAGTATTTAAGTGAACAAACATATGACAGTGCTACTGGTGAGGAAGTAATATACAAATGTATATGTAAACTTGTACCACAAGTAGACGAAAAGAAAGTGAGAGTTTACTAATGACAGAAGATAAAAAGAAAATTGTTAACTTAGACATAGGACAAAACAGCTTTGAGTTATCGCTAAGAATACTAGGTAATGAGTTTGTTGCTATTAAGATTGGCTCCACTAATTTTAGTGGTAAGTTGATAGCAGGTGGTATTCTTTTGTTATTTTTTACTTTAGTCTTATTGGAAGGCTTTGGATTAAATGAGATTTTAATACAATGAATGTAGATACTTTTTTAAGATGGAAGATACTACCAAGATTTATGATGCTTGCTAGTACAATAATGTCCTGGAGATGTGCCGAATGGTTTATGGATTTAGATGCACCAACAGCTAGTCAGTCTGCGTTTGTATCTGTAGTTATGGGTGTTATGACTGGTGTATTTGGTATATGGATGGGTCACGAACATAAGGGAGACAACAATGTTAACAGCGTTAATAGGTCCAGTAAGTAACTTACTAGGTAAGTTTATAGAGGACAAAGACCAAAAGAATAAACTAGCACATGACTTAGCTACGATTGCACAGAAACACGCACAAGAACTAGCCAAAGGTCAGATAGAAGCTAATGTTGTTCAAGCGAAACATCCTAGTTTATTTGTTGCTGGAGCTAGACCAGCTATCATGTGGATTTGTGCATTAGGTTTATTGACACAATTTTTTCTGATGCCGATTGCAGAATGGGCAACAAGTATATGGATGCCTGATGTTATATTGCCTGAGTTAAACACAGGAGAATTGATGACATTAACACTATCATTATTAGGACTTGGTGGTATGAGATCATTCGAGAAATCAAAAGGTGTTGCAAGGGAGAACATGAAAAAATGAAGAAAAAAATAAAAAAAGTTATTAAAGGTTTGACCAAAGCTAGTAAGTCACACGCTAAACAAGCAAAGACACTCAAGGGTGTATTAAAGAAGATTAAAAAGAAATGATGTGGAACTGGTTGAAATTATCTAAGTTTTTTAATAAGATTGGTAATTATTTCTATTATCGTCATGTGCAATGTGTAAAAAAAAGACAAGGTAGATAAATGAAAAAGAAATCAACAGTCAACAAATCAGGCAACTACACCAAGCCTACTATGAGAAAGGCTTTGTTTAATAGGATTAAATCTAGTGGTAAAGGTGGTAGACCTGGACAATGGTCAGCTAGAAAAGCACAGATGCTTGCCAAACAATATAAAGCTAAAGGAGGTGGCTACAGATGAAGAAAGCACTAACCTCAAGACAAAAAGAAACTCTTAAACGTCATGCCAAACATCATAGTGCAAAACATATGTCTAGCATGAAAAAGGACATGATGGCAGGTATGTCATTTACAGCTAGTCACAAGAAAGCTATGAAAAAAGTTGGTAAATAATGGCACTTACAAAACGACAAAGATCATTAAAGTCTTGGACAAAGCAAAAGTGGAGAACCAAGAGTGGCAAGCCTAGTACACAAGGGTCAAAGGCTACAGGTGAACGTTATCTTCCTGAAAAAGCAATTAAGGCTCTTAGTTCCAAAGAATACGCCAAGACTACGGCTGCTAAACGCAGAGCAAGTAGATCAGGTAAACAGGTATCTAAACAACCCAAAAAGATTGCAGCAAAAACGAAAAGATTTAGAAAGATTACTTAATGATAGAAGATCTAAAAAATGAAATAAAGGCAGATGAAGGTTGTGTAAACTCTGTGTATTTAGACCATTTAAATTTAAAGACGCTAGGTGTGGGTCACTTGGTTACTGAATGGGATGAAGAATATGACCAGCCTGTTGGAACTATTGTTTCAGATGATAGAGTTAATGAGTTATTTGAAAAAGATATAAATGTAACATTAGAAGAATGTAGATATTTGTATGATGACTTTGACAGTTTGCCTGAAGAAGTGCAAAAGATCATAGGCAATATGATGTTTAATCTAGGCAGACCAAGGCTTTCTAGGTTCCACAAGATGAAGAAAGCTGTATTAGATAAAGATTGGCAAGAAGCAGCTAACCAGATGCAAGATAGTAAATGGTATGAACAAGTTACTAATCGTGCAGAGAGATTATGTGAAAGAATGAGGAACGTAGACAGTGCCTAAGACTCCAGCATGGCAACGTAAGGCAGGTAAGAATCCCAAGGGTGGACTAAATGCCAAAGGTCGTGCATCATATAAGGGTGGTACATTAAAAGCTCCTGTAAAAAGAGGAGACAATCCAAGACGAGCAAGTTTTCTAGCTAGAATGGGAGGTATGCGTGGACCTGAAAAGAAAAATGGAAAGCCTACAAGATTACTATTGTCGCTTCGTGCATGGGGTGCTAGTAGTAAAGCAGACGCTAAAAGAAAAGCTGCTGCAATTAGTAAGCGTAATAAAGGAAAAAAGAAGTAAATACGAATACATACAACTAAAAAAGGAGACTACAATGCCAATGGGTAAAGGAACTTACGGAAGTCAAAGAGGTAGACCAGCTAAGAAAAAGGGTCTAACTGCAAAGCAAAAGACATTGCCTAGTGCTTTGCAAAAAAAGATAATGAAGTCTAAGAAAAAGAAATAATTATTTATCCTCTTTTTTGTGACTAAATCTAGTGCCATTTCTAGCTGATCCATGCTTGTAATCGTGCTTTTGTGAATCAATAATAATGCCACCTAAATCTGATACTCCTGCATGGACTTCTGTAGATACAGGTTTGTAGCTTTTGACGTTTGCTTCTAGCTCATATTCTGCTACTGCTTTTGGGCAATCCTCGAATACCATTACTGCATCTATCTCACTTGCGAATACAAACCATCTCTTACCAAACTTTTTACCTTTGACTTCTCCTGTTTGTAGCAAACGAATTAGTCTTTTTCTATTGCTTGGTGTATCTCCAAACATCAGTTCGGTAGCTTCCTGTGTGGAATAGTATGATTTAGAATGGTATTTCATCATCAAGCTCGTCTTTTAAAGCAGCAATAGGACTAGGTTTTGGTGGGTCTATTGTCTGAGCTAGTGATTTCATTCCAGGTTGTGACACTCCATCAGATATACTATCTGTGTATACTCCTTGCACCACCTCTGATACGGCAAGACCAAACGTGCCATCATCATTACCAAATAATTTTACAGAATACTTAGCATCTTTTCTAAGATGTATGTCTGCTGGGGAGCCATCTTTGTATGGTTTCCAATTAGAGTTACCATGTGTAGCTTTACCCTCTGAGTTAGGGTACAAGGTTATGTTCATAGTTTTTATGTATTTATTAGCCATTTGTTTTCCTTTCAAATTCATTTAAATATTTAACAAATATCTGAATTGCTTTCTTATACAAGTCAGGGTTATGTTCTTTCATTTCGTCTAAGGTAGACTGTGAATCAGTGTAATAAGCATCTAATTGATCTTTAGTTCTTTTCTGCTGACACCAATGTTCAAAGTCAGGAACCTTTGCTTCGTGTCTTTCTCTCCTTTCTTCAGGTGTTATTTTAGGTATTTTAATTTCTTTTGGTGGTAAGTCTTTCAACTCTATCTTAGGTTTTTTCACAGGTTTAGGCTTTTCTTTGATAGCTTCCGTCTTTCTGACAACTGCATCCATTTCATTTGCACTTGCATACTCGCCACCAGCCAATCCAAGACTAGCCAAAGCTCTACCTATTGCAGATGTTTCAGCGTTCTCTAGGGCAGATGTAGTGTTGACCATGCCCTGTCCTCTGATTTCTTCTGCCATACCAGCACCTACTTTGCGATTGTCTTTGTCTGTGATAATAGCTTTGACAACAACTCGCTTGCCATCATTGACTAATATCTCAGTATCAAGACCAAAGTCTGTGCCATGTATACGTCTAAAGGCTTCCATCCTGTGCACAACCTGTGTATAAAGTTTGCCACCTTTTTGTTTGACACCATGCGACTTGTGTAAGTCTGCGATAGTGTCCATAGTTTTTGCTAAGTTACTCATTTTTACCTCTTATAATTTTACTCAACATTTCCATAAGCACCACGTTTTGATCCGCAACAACTTTGTGCTTATTCTCTAATTTAGCTATACGTTTCTCTAATAGATCTATAGCTTGTGCATGATACTGTTCAGTATCAGTCATTTGTTTTTGCCATTTATTGACTAATTCGTTTATCATTCTACTCTCCATACTCTGAAACCAAGCAACACATTATCATCATCTCTTACAATTCTCATGGTAGATTTCATTCCAATCCGTCTAAGAGCATTGGCAAAGTTCATAGCTATCTTTCTTGTTTCACGATTATAGTCAGCAAATTGTCCTATATCTGCTTTTACAGCTTCTATAAAAACGCTGTCTCCAATATCCATAAGCCTTGCTTTGCCCATATGTTTTCCATTTTTTTGCTTTGAGGGTATTGGGATATTTTGTTCTATCTTTAAAGTCATATCCCTGCCCTTTCCTCTGCCTGATGTTGTGCAATATCTTCGTCAGTTACAGATTTATGTAGATAATGTCTTGAACTCCACATCTTTTGCTGATTTCTGCCACTCTCGCCTTTAATAGCCGTTCCATCTACAATCACTAGTCCTTTATCTTTTAGTGCCTTGTAGCGTGCTGTAATCGTGCTGTATCGGTATTGTGCTAGAGCATACTGCACCTGATCTGAAATACACCCTGTTTCGCCAAAAGAATCTATGACTTCCCACACTATTTTTTCCATTTGATTTGCTTCTACTTTGTTAGCACTTTCGTGGCTAGTGTAAGGATCGTTGTTTCGTCTTAATGTTATTGGATTTGTCATGTCAAATCTCCCATAGTTGTTTTGCTAGATTGGTTATGTTAGGTCCATGTCTTGCTGATAGTTGCACCATGTCAGGATTAACCATACCAGCTAGTGTTTTCCATGAACCTCTGCTTGCTTTTAGTAAGTTCTGAGTGACTAACCAAGAACGTACCATGTCATCATAAGCTCTTTGCAGACTTTCTTCTGTCATAAGCTCACAATTCGTTTCGTCTACTATGTTATAGCCTGATGCCGTAACAAATAACAAAGCTGGTTTCTCTCCTGTAGCTTTCCAATAGACTGCTTGTTGCATAACTTGTTGTGCTGATGGCTCTGTTTTAGGTTTAGGTACTCGCCAAGACCTAGTTCCATCTTTCTTTGGTGGGTTTCTCATAGGTAGAGAGCATTTTAAATCTATCTGTCTGCCACCACCTGAGTAATCCTGATATAAAACTATTGGTACATCTATCTTAGGTTCAACAAATTGCTTCATTGATTCACCCTCAATACGATTGACACCCTCAAAATACTTGTGCAGTCCATCAACTGCGTGCTTAACCATTTCAGGTAGATGCTCACGAAACTCCTCGTATTCTTCTGCATCTTTGCCATTATCCCATGTTCTAGGTGTGTAGCCTTGATACTCTGTGAGTGCATATCTAACAGACTCATTGATTTCCATAGGGTCTTGTTGTCCTCTGATTGGACTAAAGTTATGTAATCCCATAGCACAATCAACACCTGTCTGTACTTTGATGCCTGATATTGGTCTTGATGCCATAGGAAAGCTCATGTTGTGTTCTTTTCTAAGGTAATGTTTCAGCACCATTTCATCTTTAGTAATAGTTCCGTTACTTGCACTTTCGTGTTTCATACCAAAGTTTAATCTATAATCAGGTATCTCAGCCATGTTGTATTCCTTTCAATATGTGAGCAATAACATCTACTGTCCAACCATTGCCTATCATCTTGTATCGCTGACTATTAGACACATGATTAGTGTAGTTATCAGGCATGGTTTGTAGACGTTCACACTCAAGTGGAGTTAGCTTTCGCCAAGCATAAACTTCTTCTTTCACAACAACATTATCTTTTTGTAAGGTTGTAAGGCAGTTTGATTTGTCATCTTGTCTAACCTCAATTACTTTTGTAAATGGCAGCTCAAGTTGATAATCTTTTCTTGTGCCGTTTTCATCTAATCTTCTGTTAACAATCCTGGCTATGCCTACCTTTGGCTCTAAGTTGCCACCACCATTTGCTGTTAAAGTCGGAGCCTTGCCATGCCTAGAGTAAACTCTTTTTAAGTAATCGTGACCATTGAGATCAGCACTTCCAACTCTTATGAGGCCATCCTTTGATACTGTTGGATTTTGTTTTGGAATAATTTTTTTTATGTATGTTGGAATCTGTCCTTTATACATAGATGCAGTAAGGCAGTTTGCTTTAGGATCGTCTATTGATTTAACCTTGTTACCTCTTGGCTCTCCACCCCAATGATTAGAAAGATAGTTAGGTATATCTCCAAAAGGTAGTTCTTCAAGAATATCTTTTATAAATATACTTTTGTCTTGTGGTTGGTAAACATTAACTGGTACATATTTATCGTCAACTAACTTAACAAACCAATATAATCTGTTTCGACTTTGTGCTGACAATAGTGATGAGTTTATTCTTATTGGATTGCAACCCATGTAATCAGATATAATATCCTCTGACTCTTTTTTCATTCTAACATTTTCTAATAAAACATATTTAGGCTTAACAATATCTCTTAGTTTTATAAAATCAAAAAACAATTTAGATCTTGGATCGTTAAAATTAAGTTGTTTACCAGCAAATGAAAATCCCTGACAAGGACTGCCACCCATCATTAAGTCAATATCCCAACAAGATACTTCATAAGGATCTAAATCTCTTATATCTCCTAATTGAAATGTGTTGGGAAAATTTGCTTGTGTAACTTGTATTGCATACTTATCTATCTCTGAGGCGAAGTAATTGTTTTCTTTTCCATTAAAAATTATTCCAAGTTTTTGTAAGGCTAATTGGCCGCAACTTGCACCATCAAAACAACTTAATACATTCATAATTATTGTCCTTTCCTATCCTCATAGTACTTGGTTATGCTCCTCAATGTTTCTAATGCTTGTTCAAATGTGAGCTTTTCCATTTCCATTTGACCTGTAATGTCCTCTAAAGATTTTAATAATTTTTTATATTCTTTATCCATGTCTATCCTCATTTCCTTTGCTATTGATTACTAGATTATGCTTTATAATCTTTACTGTCAACATATTATTTAATTATAATTGACAGATTGTCAACAACTAAATATCATAGCAGTATGAAATTAATTGATTACATAAAACAGAATAGACTTACACAAAACAAGTTTGCCATCAAATCAGGGTTAACTCGTTCAGCTATTTGTAGGTTAGTGAAGTCAGAGAGGTTTCCTAATCCTGACACTATGAACAAGATTGAGTTAGCCACGCTTGGTCAGGTAACTGCCAATGACTTTCTCAAACAAATGCAAGAGAGAATGATAGATGGCAGATAGTCGTAGGAAAGGAGCAACTTTTGAATTACAAGTTTGTAAACTCATCAAACAAAACCTCAACTATGATGCCAAGAGAAATATACAATCTCAGTATCAAGAAAAGGGTCAACCTGACATTGTTATTCCTGGCTGGTCTATTGAATGTAAAGCCTATAAAAAAGCCACAACGTTTAAGCCTAGCTGGTGGGTACAAACAAAAGAATCTGCTGCGATCTTAAAATTAACACCTGTATTGATATACAAGTTTAATAATTCTCCTATAAAATGTGTCATTTCTCTTGATGTCCTGTCGAGGAACTTTAGTGCTGGGCATGACTTAGTTTGTGAGGTTGATATAGATACATGGTTTTATATTGTGAGGGAAAGAGATGGATAAGTTTGAATTATTACAAAAAACTGCTGATGTTATACAAGACAGAGGACAAGACTATGGTTCTATTGTAGATAATCATACTCGTATTTCTCGTCTATGGTCTGTGTTGTTAGATACTGACGTTACACCTGAACAAGTAGCTCTTTGTATGATAGCCGTAAAACAAGCTAGACTTATGGAAACACCTGACCATACAGATAGTTGGCAAGATATTATTGGTTATGTAATGACAGGTTATGAGTGTGCCAATGTCAAAGAATAACTACATATTACCTAATGGAAATGTGCAGATTAGTTTTAGTGGTGGTCGTACTAGTGGGTATATGCTTTACAAAATACTTGAAGCTAACAATGGATTGCCTAACAGAGCTAAGATTATCTTTACAAATACAGGCAGAGAGATGAATGAAACTTTAGATTTTATTCAAGAGTGTTCTGATAGGTGGAATGTTAATATCACATGGCTAGAATATGATGAGGTTGATGGCAAGAATACATTTAAAGAAGTAAATCATAACTCAGCTAGTCGTAATGGCGAACCATTTGATAAGTTAATTGATAAATATGGTAGGCTACCTAATGCTATGCAAAGGTTCTGCACAGGTGTTCTAAAGATACAAACTTCTGGTAAATATTTAAAGTCTTTAGGTTGGAGTAAATGGAACCATGCTTTAGGTATAAGAGCAGATGAACCAAGGCGATACAAGACAGATTATAGAGATGGATTCTATCCTTATTATCCTATCTATGAAGCTAATGACACACTAGTAGATGTAAATAACTTTTGGAGCAGTCAACCATTCAAACTAAATTTACCTGTTGTTGGTGGGAAAACTTTAAAAGGTAACTGTGATTTATGTTTTTTAAAGTCTGAATCTCAATTAGCTATGATGATGAAAGAGAATCCTGAACGTGCAGAATGGTGGCTAAACACAGAAAAAAGATTTGGAAAACAATTTAATAGAGACAGAAACTTAGCATCATTGTCTGACTTTGTATTCAATCAACAAGATTGGGTGTTTGAGCAACAAGGTTATTTCTGTCAAGCTGATGGTGGAGAGTGTACAGGATAATGGCAAAAAATAATTTTCATATATTTAAAAAGCAAGCTCGTCTATCCAAAACAAAAGAAAAATATATAGATGTTTTGTTAGCTATGAATGTATTGCCAAATGTAAATGAACCTATGGCAAGAATGACTTTAGAGGCTTATTGGGTGTACTATACAGAGCTTACAGATAGTGAAAGAAGAATGAGAGATGTAACTCGTTTTGTGCATGGTTATGTAAGCAAGAATATCCAGGATAAATTATTTTCTTGACAGAATTTTGCTCCCTCGTATAATCAGCTATGCTGACTAAGCAAAGCCGTATGGCAACGAGCAAAACATAGTTTATGTATCTTAGCTTAGATGAATGTAAACTATAAAAATTAAAAAAAATATTAGAGTTTGTAATATAGTATAACTTTTAACATATCTATGCACTGCTATAGCAGTGCATAGATAGAGATAGACTCTCTTTTTTTATTTAATTTATGTAAGCTATTCCAAATTTTCTAAGTGTCTTAGCTTCTTTATCTGTTATTTTAGATGAAGATGTTACTTTACATTGTCTATAATCAATTCCATCAATACCATAAACTTCTTCAATCATTTCTTTTTCAGTCAATTCTTTTGTGAATATGCTATATTGTTCATAAGAATATTCTCCGTCTTGTATTTCAAAAGTAATTAATGTCATGTTTCTCTCCTATTTCTCGTCTTGATATATTCTATTCGTTAAAATAGAAACTGTTTTACTTACTGGTCTTTGTCCTGACTCGTAATAACTTATCATTCTTATTGTTATTCCAAGTAAATTTGCGAACTCGTTTTGTGTATATTGTAATCGAGTTCTGATAGTTTTAAATTGCTCTTTCGTCATTTGCATAGTAACATCTCCTTACCTTTGCTAGGTTAGGGCGTTGCATCTGTCATGTATGCAACGCCTTTTATTTTATTGTTCTAAGTTAAATTCGTTTTGTATTTCCCAAAAGCATTGCTCTAGCTTTCTTATGTCAGATAAATACAAATCCTGGCACTCTGTTATCATGCTTATTGCATCTTTTAAAGTGCTGTGAGTTTTAAAGATTGCTTGTAGCTGCTCAGCAGTTAAGGATTTCATTGCCTTCGCTCTTTCAGCTTGTTTTTTCTTTCTCTTTTTTGTGTAATGTTCATGATTTGTCATGTTATTGTCTTTCTCTTTTGCTAGTTATGGCATTAGTGCCTTTTTAAGCCTGTTACAGGCTTGTTAATGTATAAGCTGGTACAAAACCAGCCTATACAAATCTTTTGTTAGCTAAATATTATTAGTATGAATATTGCATAACCAAAAATAGTGAATAAAAATAATAATTCTATTAGGCTAGTAGCTATTAATTTAAATATGTTTTTCATTTAGAATTGTTCCTTTACTTCATCTAAATAATAAAAGTTTTTGTTTTCTGCTGGTACAAAATTATCTTGTCTTATTTCTTTAAAAGATACTTTTATCTTTTTACTTTCAAGAAGCTTTACCAGCTTGTTAGCATCACAATCTTCTTCAAGATATACACAAGCATTGTTAGGATTATAAAAGCTAAAATTAGAAAACTGATTTAGTTTTATATTAAAGCCTTTTAAATCGTAGTAAGATATTTTTACATAACCATGTCCAGCAGTAATTATGTAAGGTATTGTAATAGATTTAATGTAATCGTTCATGTTATAGCCTTTCTGTTGCTAGGTTGTGAGCTTGTAGCTCTCGCTAGTCTGGTCAAGCCAGACTAACAAGGGTAACAAGACTAATTTAGGTTAGTAAGAATATAAATACCTTGGTCTATTTTTTTCTGTGTTTCTTTGGTTGTTTCCTCAAGAAATATATTTCTATACTTACTTGTTGTTGTAGAGTAGTTCCAATATTTTTCATCAAGGCTTATTGATGATAAGGGCAACCCATCACTATTTTTTATAAAGTTACTTATCTTTACGATAGTAGAGTTATAAGATTGGAAATATTTGTTATTGTTATCGTCATATACAATAAATTGATTTGCTATCTTATTGCCTTTGTTACTTGTCATGTTTGTTACTTTCATTGTTTTTTCCTTTTCTATTAGTCGTTAATGTTAATTAATGGATAGTATAAAGCTATTACAGCGATTAAACTGCTAATCATTAGTAATGTAAAATATAGACCAACAAAGCCAATAGTCATTAGATAAAAGCTAATTGGTAATATTAGTATAAATTGAAACAATGCTATTAATAAGAATGTTTGATATTTCATTTTATAATCCTTTGCTAGTTGTTAATATATATAATGATATAGAAATTATTTCTATATACAAGTAAAAAGAAATAAATAAAAACAATGACTTAG